AAAAAGAACCGCTGCGGCAGGTCGCCAGTTTCCAAGGTATCCGACAACGAACACACGACGGCGGCGCTGTGCCACTCCGAAGTACTGAGCGTCAAGAATTCGGTACGCGAACCCATACCCGAGTTCGCCCATCCCTCGAAGGAGGGAGGCAAAGTCGAGTCCTCCGTTAGAGGATAGGACGCCGGGGACGTTCTCCCAAACCAGCCACTCGGGCCGATATCTTGCAGTAATTGCAAGGTAGGTAAGCATGAGGTTGCCCCTCGGGTCATCCAGTCCTTTTCTGAGTCCTGCGACGCTAAAGGATTGGCAGGGAGTTCCTCCAACGAAAACATTGACATCTGCATCTGGCCACTCCTTAAACTTTGTCATGTCACCCCAGTTAGGGGTATCGGGGTAATGGTGCGCTAACACCTGCGAGGGGAACTTCTCAATCTCTCCAAATGCCACAGGCTCCCAACCTAATGGGTGCCATGCAACTGTTGCGGCTTCAATGCCTGAGCATACTGATAGGTATTTCATAGTTGTACTTTTTCGAGGGGAAAAAAAAGCCGACGGGGATCAGCCGTCGGCGCGTTCAGTCTAACGCTTAGAAAATCTCGTCATCCTCTACCACTTCCACGGGCTTGGGATCTGCCTTGCGCACCGGCTGCACTACCGGCGCTGGCTCTGTCTCAAACTCATCTGCCACCGCATCCAGCCCCGCAGGACGGGAAACCCAACCAGTTAACACGAATTGCGGTATCCGAGTCGTACCCTTACCGATCTTCTCTGCCTTAGAACCTTTGTACTCAAGCACAGGAACTTTGTCAGCATTATTAGTGGAACGCTCGGCAGCGCAGGTCTTGTACATCTGCTCCAGCCCCATGTTTGGGCCTACGCCATTAGATGACCACTCAGCAGCGCCGATCTCTTTGTTGTACAGCACCACCTGGAATCCGCGCTTGTGTTCGGGTGATGGCTGCGGCCCTTTCTTGCCGACAGATTCGTCTTGCACCCAATCGCGTACACCGACACCCAGCAAAAGCCAGCCTGTCTTGATGTTGTCGATGTCGAACACCACTTTCTTTAACGTTATTTCCTCGTTGTTGTTGTTGGTCCAGGCATTAGCCTGGGGCGAAAAGCGGATGTAGTTACCAGAGCCGCCACCAGAAGATAGATTTAGCATTTGCGTTTAGCTTTCAGTTTTCAGAGTTGAAGTAGGGCTGTGCTCTCGCCAAGCCCACGGGATTTAGACAACGTGAGTCCAGAAGAAACCTTCTTTGTCACGGCATCCAAAACTTGTTTCCTGTCCTTGCCCAGAATCTTGTCTGCGGCAGCAGGCGTAATCATTGATGTCTCGTAAAGTTGCGTCTCTGGTACGCCAGCAGACAGCAGCACTTGGACAGCGTCAGAGTCCTTTGTCCACTGCCTCGTGGGACGTTTAGGCGCCATCTGCCAGCCGCGCAGTACACCACCCGCCTCCAGCGTCTTGGTGGCCTGCTTGCGCAATGCAGTGATGAAGTCCTCCACTAGTTCCGCTTTGTCCAGCAAGTCACTTACCTGGTCCGGCGTCAGCGTTGCAATGTCAGCAGTTACGGGGACCGCGGCCAGCGCCTTGGTCTGCGCTGGGCAGATCATCTTAGCTGGACAGTACTGGCAGGCTTCCTTTGATGGTGTCGGCTCTGACCGGCCATCCTTAGCTGCTGTTACTGCCGGTATCAAAACGTCTGCCTTCCACTGCATAAGTTCGTCGCCCGTCATCTCGTGATGGCGGTTCTCACCCGTCTGGGGCTGGACAATGGTAAGGCCCACCTTATCAAATACCTTTACCAGTTTGTGCATCATGCCCAGCGCATAGATACGCATCTGATCGCTGTCAGCGTCCACCCACTGCCGTCCTGTTTTAAGGTCAGCAATCACCAGCACAGACTTCTCCAGGTTGTAGGCTACAACGTCCGCAGTACCGCCGACCTTGACCAGCGAGTCCTCGTATGCGATACCGTACTGCTCCACCTTGACTGTGCCTAGCTCGGCCTCCAACCCTGCCACCATGCGAATGTGCGCGAGCGCGAACTCAGCGTTCTCCCGCGTCATCACGATACCCTCTATTGTCTTACCTACAAAGTCCATAGGGTCCTGATCCAACTGCCAGCAAGTCTCACTCAGCGCGTGGATGGCAGTACCGATCTGCGCTGCCTCACCTGATTCCTCTTTGGGCACTTTGAGACTCAAACGTGCTGATGCTGGGCAGGCTATCCACCTGGCGGCTGATGATGGACGTAAGAGTAGTTGCTTCATTCTGGACTTTCGTTTATGAGTAATTGGTAAGCCAAGTTGCGCACCTCGGACGTGACGCAGTGGCCAAGGTCCTCGGGATGGACAAGGCGCTTTAGGAATTCGGTCTTGTCGCGTGATGCGTTGCGCTCTTGTTCGAGTTGCGTGGCCAGGTACACGGCGTGCTCTCTGAGTGTTCGTAGGTCTTGCAGGCTCACTTGTTACCCCACAGATACCAGGTTCCAATGAGAACAGCATCAGCGCGCCCATCATCCTTGACCCGTGCAAATGATTTCTGATGGCTTGGATACAGCTCGCAGGCTCTGGCGCGTGATGCATCCTTACCTGCACCACGTCCTATGCCCTTTGTCCATACACCAGGAGTGACGTAGGTTACGGGTATGTTGTAGGCCGCAATGATGCCCTCAATGATGCCCAGGCTGCGTCCAAATGAGAACATCGAAGTGACGCCCTGCCCTGGCATTGCTGATACCTTCTCCACAATGACGTGGCGAGGCTCGTGCTGAGTAAATATGCCTGCCAAGTCAGACGCTGCGATCTGCCTCTTAGCTTTGCCGTTGCGGGTAAGTTCGTGCGTGGGCATATCTAAAATGAAAATAAGTGCGCCGCCCTCAAACACGGCAATAGCGCCACTCAGACCTGGGTCAATGGACATCACAATCATTGGGCAGCCTTTGCCGCTATCAGCGCGTCCACAGCCTGCTCCAGCTTCATGATGTTGGAGTACAGCGGGATTGTCTTGCCGGTAGACCAGCGCGATAGCTGGGCAGGGTCGATGCCTGCCGCATACGCTAGGTCGTTCATCTTGAACCCTGCCTCTTTTGCTTTGAGGCGTATTGCCTCGATTGCTTGCTCAGTTGACGAAATCATGTGCCTGTAACCTCCAAATTGACGAATGCGTCCATTCTAGGCTCTGTTTTTGACTAGAAATGCAATTATTTTTCATTACTAAGGGTAAACACCTACCTTAATCCGTTGACCACTTAGTCAATTCGTGTAGGATGTGACCTATCAACAACCCGCCGCAAGGCAAACTCTAGGAGCTAAAAATGGCAAAAGTTACAACAGCAATCGTTTATCCCGCAATCGGATTGATGGGCGCAACAAATTGCGTTCCTGTTTTTGGGAAGTCAGTTGAAGAAGTTCGCGCATTTGGTCGTACTGATCGCGCACGTTTTGATCTTGCTGTTGAAGTAGCCGCGTATTTTTATCGCGGAGTTGCAACACCTCAAGTTGAGGATAATCCTGCCGCTTTCCGCGCACCTTGGTCTCAAGTAGTTGCACTTTAACCAACCAAACGGGGCTACGGCCCCATCTTTAGGAGTTCACCATGCGCTATCGAGAGCACTACACCATCCAACCCGTTACCCGCAAGTGGGCAGACCTTGCCCTGGCCCTGGCCATCGGTATCGGTCTGGCCTTTTTCTTCTTCATGGGAGTCTGATATGTCCGAGTCAATGCAAAAAGAGATCGACGCGCTGGTGGCAGAGCTGTCACCCAAACCAGGCAGCCTAGGCATCCTGACCACGCATGAGATGGTTTCCCACCTGCGTATGGCGGCCACCAGGGGTACGCTAATCGGCTGGGTTGCCGCTGAGAAACTGACTAGCGCAAGGCACAAGCAGGATTACGACAACCTAGCGCAGCACTGCAAGCAGCTTGAGCTTGAGATCATGGAGCTAAAGCGATGAAATTCCTAAAGTTTCTGAAGAATTACTACCGCGACCTTACGCCATCCGAAGTGATTCAGCGAGAGCTTGCTTGCGCACATCTGGACCGCCTTGAGGCCGAGATTTCAATTGAGTACGCCCAGGCAGTGCTGGACATGAATATGACCCGCATTGAGCAATTAAACACACGTTTAAAGGAATACAAATGAAAGACAACATTGAAGTAGCAAAAGAGTACACCGAATGGCACATCAAAACCGGAGGCCATTTAGAAAGCATGACCATTCGTGACCACTTTGCGGGGTTAGCTATGCAAGGGCTGCTTGCTACTGGAGCCGATTACGAAGACGATATCCACGGTTCTGGCTGGAATTGGGTTGCCGCAGCCTCATACAAAATGGCAGACGCCATGCTCAAGGAGCGTGCCAAATGAAAGTCAAAGACCTGATTGAAAAGCTGCAAGCCATTGACCCTGAGTTGATGGTAGTGCGTGATGGCTACGAGGGCGGCGTTACTGAAGTTGAATATGTTGTTGTAGAAGGAGTTGCTTTGGACGTCAACGAGGAGTGGTACTACGGCAAACACGAAACTTTGTATGCCGACGAGAAAGCCAACAGGAAATATGCTGGCAAAGAACGTGCAACTGTTGTTCACATTACTTGAGGAGAAATTAAATGACATTCCAAGAACAGATTAAAGCGCTTCCCGAAGCAGAGCGGATTAATTTCTTCCGCGCAATCATGGCTGTGGTTGACGCAGGTTATGCAGCAGGTGTGCCGCCCAAGGAGTGGGCAAATCTGTACGCCGATGTGTACAGGGGAGTAAATGACTTAATCGAGGAGAAAACCAAATGAATACCTGTTGTGACTACGGAAAATGCACCAATGGACCAGACTGTCCGGTACGTAAGCAGCGCATCAAGGAAATCAATGATGCGTATGCCAATGGCTACAACGATGCACAGTTGGGCGACCCACTGGATGACCTTGCCGATACGTTTAAAGCACTGCTAACAATGGTGACTGTGGTGCTTGGTGTGTGGGTTGTTTGTTTAGTTATTTGGGGGAAGTGATGAACATCCTTGAACTAGCAAACGAATCAGGCTTGACGTACTACGGCATGGGCAAAGACCGCGCTAGGTTTATACATCACTTGGAAAACTTTGCCCACTTGGTAGCAGCAGCAGCCCGTGCTGATGAGCGTGAGGAGTGCGCCAAGCTGTGCGAGACAACAGCCCCAAGTCAGATAAATGGCTACGAATGCGCCGACGTCATCCGCGCAAGATCAGGAGTGCAAAAATGATTACACAAGCAGAATTAAAAGATTTGGTTGAATATGTTGATGGTCAACTTGTGGCAAAAACAAACAGCAAACAACGGAAAGTTGGCAAAGTGCTGGGTACATTAACGCCAAAAGGTTATTTAAAAGCAAGTGTGCATGGGAAAGTGCAAAGAATTCATCGTTTGGTGTTTTTGTATTTTCATGGGTATTTTCCATTACAAATTGACCACATTGATGGAAACCGCACAAACAATCGCATTCAAAACTTAAGAGAAGCAACATCTGCTCAAAACAACCAAAATAGAAAAGCAATAGGCGCAAGCAAAATAAAAGGCGTGTATTGGCACAAACAATCTAAGAAATGGGTCGCGACAATTTGCATTCGCAGAAAAAATATTCATCTGGGTTCTTTTGAAAAAATTGAAGATGCCGCATTAGTTGCAACAAAAGCGCGCAAGGAATTACATGGGGAGTTTGCAAGGGGAACAACATGACAGGCTATCAAAGCAAAAAGGCAGCGGCGCTGGACAAGTTGGCACAGCCAGCGCAGGAGCCTGTATGCCCCGAATGCAAAGCGGAAGTGCTGTATGAATGCGTGGCTTGTAGTAGCAACAACTACCCACCAAAGCCAGCGCAGGAGCCTGTGGCTTGGATGCGTCCCAGTGATGAAGGGTACGACTCAGCATTTCGTGACCACAGCACTGTGGTGGTTTGCACAGGCAACCCGTGGACGGGTTGGATACCCCTTTACACCGCCCCACCACAACGCCCGTGGGTAGAGCCAACGGGTAATGAATGGTTTGAATGGTGGCGTGTATCAAAAGTATCAGATGAAACGGAAGCAGAAATTGATTTTGCTGACTTCTTAATTATTGCTCAAGCTGTCGTGGCTAAATTGAAGGAGAACAACAATGGAACGTGAAGCATTGAATCTGGCACTTGAGGTGCTAGAAAATTTACCAGGGTTTCGAGCAGATATTGACAACGCGAAAGACGTAATCAAAGCAGCATTGGCACAGCCAGCGCAAGAGCCGTTTGGATATTTATCTATTGGTGAAAATCCAATTTTTCAAAAAGAAAAACCAGAAATTGGTCGCTGGGAAACTCTCTACACCACCCCACCACAGCGCCCGTGGGTTGACCTGACTCGCACGCAAATACAAAATATTTATTTTGCAGTGTTAAAAGAACATCGCGGTAGCCATCAAATGCAGGGACAGCTTGCCTTTGGGGAAGCCTTGCAAGCCGCCATCAAGGAAAAAAACAAATGACAGTCACACGATTTGCAAATGGCAGCGACTCCAAGCGCAGAGTCCTTGGTCTTTCCGGCGAATGGTCACCACGCGAGAAACTGCTAGGCGAGGCCGAGCCTTCATCAATCTCCATCTGGCGCCAGCCGGTATACAAACCGCCAACTATGGCCACACCTAGACCTGGTGCTAACGATCACCTCCAGATCAGGAGTAGAGGGATATGAAGTCCGTCAGGGAACCGCGCATACTGGACATCTTGCAGCGCAAGGATATGTCCACCTCAGAGATATGCATCCTGGTCCACTGCACGCAAAGGTCAGCGCAGGAGCTGCTGGCCAAGATGAAGCGCAAGGGGCTGATCTACAGGTCAGGATGGCGCAGACAGCCAGACGGCATTGCGGCGCTATTTAGGGCAGGTATAGGGGTCGATGCTCCCAAGCCACAAAAGGCAACAGGCGCAGAGCGTGTACGCAAGCTACGCGCTAAAGAGACTCAGGAGGACAAAGAGTTTCGCCAGGCCAGAGAAAAGGCCAAGAGCATTAAACCCAGGCGCGATCCAATGATTGCTGCTTTTTATGGCGCGTATAGCAGCCCTGATTAATCAAGCAAGCCAGGCATTTTCTGCTGGTACGGTTGCGCTGCTCTACCAGCAAGTAACGCTGCAATCCTCGCCTGTTCTTCCGTCATAGGAATGCTTCCAAGCATTAGTTTTGCTCTTGCTGCTGCTGGAGTCATTGCTTTTACTGGTCTTGACTGAGCAATCATGCGCTGTGCTGCACCCAAGCCATAAGCAGACTCACCAACAAGCCGAGGGCTAAACATAGGCGCTGCCGCAAGTGTCAATGGAGTTGTTCCAGCCATCAATCCTTGAACAGCACTCGGTATTGCCGAAACACCAGCGATCTGTGGCGCTAATCCTCTTGGTAGAGTAGATGACATTGCCTGCCCAGCAATTGATGGAAGCAATTGATTGCCGCCTTGTTGCTCCATCTGGCGAACCAAGTCAAGACGCAATCCGAAGTTTGTGTTTACGTTGTTACGCATCACTGATGTCAGCTTACGCATGGCAGTGTCAGCAGCAGATTTCTGCCCAAGACTTAACGCACGTTCCATCTCCCTAACAAGTTCAGATGCGTCTGAATACTCCTTCATTACCCGTGCGTACTCTGGCGCCTGCCTAGAAATCTCATCTTTTACTGAGTTGTATATGCCACCAGCAACTGTACGCGCAGTTTTATTTTCATACGGGATATCTTCCTGTATAGCACCTATCTTCTTTTTAAGAGCATCTAATCCCTCTGGCGTATGAAACTGTGCAGGGTCTAAGTTTTTCCACGCATCAACTTCAGCGCGCATCTTTTGGAGTGCAGCATTTGCGCTTTCATTTGTAACTTGCCCTTTGTATGTAGCAACATCATTAGCTTTAGTCAATGCATCATCAATGTTTTTAAAGCTAAGTACAGTCTGATCTTTTGCGATATTTTTCATATCAGCACGATACGAAGCCTGCTTCACTTGTTGCATATTTTGCAAATTTGTCTTGGCAAGGTCCAAAACATCAGTCATTGGAACATCGCCGCGAATGTTTGCCAAGAATGCTTTAGAACCTTCAAGTCCTGACTGATACGCAGTTCTTACTGCTTCCGGTCCGACTCCAGTAGTCATACCAAGTACGTTTGTTGTCGTTGCTCCAAGCACTTTAGGAATAGCGGTTGCAGCCTGCATTGCAGTCGTAACCGGATTAGTTACGTCTGAAATCCTTGCCAGCGTTCTGGAAACCTGTGGCAATCTTGCCGTAGCAGTAGCACCACCACTAGCCAGCATAGAAACATCACCAAGAACCCTAAACGGGTCTTGCTGCATTGTTTGCTTAAATCCTTCTGGCGTTGTGTAGGTTTGCTTAAATTCCTGTCCTACTGCTGATGCCATCTTTGATGCGCGTTGCTGCGCTTCTGGGTTGAATTCAATTGCACTCAATCCACGCTGAACAGGACCAGGCAGTACGTTGTACACGCCACCAGCAACAACGTCAGCAAGGTTTTGCGCTGTCTGCACTGGACTTTGCACTGCTTCAAGCAATCCACCTAGCGTGTTTTGATACAGGCTACCTGGTGCATTTACAAGCATTTGCGTAACGTCAAACCCGCTTGGCTTTTCCTCTGATTTTGCAGTTTGGTAAGCCTGTGATACGGTGTTAAATTCTGGAGTCCCACGCTTGTCTGCATTTTTAACAATCCATGCAGCATAATCATCTGCTGTAGCCATTATTGACCTCCACTAAGAATACGATCAGCCTGACTTCTAATGTCAGTTCCAGGAGCAGGCATAGTAAATGTACTTGGTAAATTTATTACTGGCTTAGGAAATTGACTGTTGATTAAATTTGCTTCACGCACTGCTTTTTCTTTTAAGACTTTGATTTTTGACATCATGTATGCAGGACCACCTTTAAGTCTAGTGGTAAGACTTGTAGGGTCTGCAAGTTCTTGCAACAGAATTCGTTCATCTGGACCATTCAGAACACCAAGGTTTTGTAGTTCTTTAAGTTGTAGCAATGTATCTTGAAAGTATGCACCTTGACGGCCACCAGCCTCACCTAATCCAAATGTTTGTAGTCCGTTCTTATTAATGTCTTTTTCAAGTTCATCTACTGCTGAATACAACTTCATCGCAGTACCAATCTGCATCTTAGCTTTACCAACTTGTTCAGATGTAGGTGCATAAGGCGTAGATTTAGTTCCACCTGAAATATCTGCTGGTGATGGCATTGTTGTAACAGGAGCAGCAGGACTAAGAGCAGCCGCAGAAGGTGCTGGCCTAGCTGCTGTTGGCGTAATCTGAGTTGCTGGAGCTACAGCCGCTGCACCAGGTTGCGTAACTTGTGGCATTGGTGCTGCTGTTGCTGGCTCACCCCTACCCTTAAATGTAGGCTTGGGGAAAGTAGAAGGCAATGGAGCAGGTGTAACGTAAACTGATTTTACAGAACCATCTGGCTGCACTTGATCTTGCAAAATTGGCTTGTTAGCTTCACGGTATGCCAAAGCATATTGCGCGCTATCTGTTGGTGCATTTAACAATATATCGTATGCACTACCAGTAACGCCACCTCCAAATGCACCTTCTGGATTTGTTACCAAAGTTGCTTGGTTAGTGTCTTTGTTTACTTGCCAACGTCCTCTCCCTGGCAATCCAAGTTTTTCAGCAGTTGCACCTGTAACAATGTTAAATGATTCACCTGGTGCTTTTATAGTTGTAATCTGACCAGTTCTATTATTAACAGAATACGTTCCACGTGGATCAAGATTCCATGCTTGCGCATCAACACCAGTAACGGTATCAAAACTCTCCTGCTTCAGACTTTCTTCAAACAATTTAGGAATTGCTTTTTCTGGGTCCATCGCAGCAAGCATTCTTTGCTCATTTGATAGACCGGAAAAAATGCTTGGTTTAACTCGCTTTGGTGCAGTAACATTTACTTGTGGAAGTGCTGCACCATCTGCTATTGGTGTTTCCGCAGCGCTAGGCGTTGCTAATGGTTGCACTGCCATAGTAGGCATTGCAGTAGGCATAGCGGTTTGATCTATTGGAGGAGTCCCAACACCAGTTGGTGCTATCCCCTTCATAAAGAAATCTTCTAAACGCTTTTTGCGTAAAGCCTCCTCCAACTTCTGCTTAGTCAGCAACCCTGCAAGTCCCTGCTGCTGCGCCTGCTGATACCCAGCCTGTCCAGCCCCATAAGCCTCGCCCAGAGCCTGTCCTAGCCCTACCCTTTGCGTGCTAGGACCGGATGCCTTCAACAGCGCCATAGCCGCTTGCATGACGCCTTGCTGCTGCATACGTTTGAGCTGCTCTGAGTCCAGGTAACCCTCCAGGCCGCTGGATGGCGCATTGCCAAACAGCAGGCCACCTAAATCAAAATCTGCCATGATGTTTCCCCTTTAACCGCCAAAGTATCCAAGCAAGCCACCGAGTGCGGCGCCATAGCCTGCATTTCCAGGACTTATCAAGTTAGCCAACTGAGAACCAGCCAACGCACCACCCAAGCCACCAGCAGCACGGTTCTGGTACAGCGGAGTGCTCGTGCTCTGGCCAAGGTTGCCTGGCTGAATACCCAAGGCAGATGACTGTATACCAAGGCGCTGCATACCCAGGTTGCGCATAGCATCGAGCTGCTGCTGCTCTAGCTGCTGTCGTGCTCCACCTGCTCCCATAACGGCCTGCGCACCGCCAAGACGTAATGCCTGCTGCTGGCCACCAAGGTTTCCTAATTGACTCGCACCCATCAATTGGCTTGCCCTGTCCTGCTGCTGCGCAGCCATAGCCTGGTTGAATGCCTGCTCGTTAAGGCGCGCGGAAAGGTCGCCGTATTGCTTGGTAAAGCCAAGATTAGTCTGTGCCTCTGCCACACCCTGACGCGAACCGCCAAAGGCACGCGCTTGCTGCGCTTGCTGAGAAGTTTGACGTAGCGCATTCTGACGGGACATTTCCAAGTCAGCTAAAGCATTTTGCGTAACGCCTTGGCTGTACGGGTTCATGTAGCTGCCAAGTGTCCCCTGACCCTGCGCGAGTGACAAGTTACGCGGACCAGCAGCCTGTTGCGTAAGCAGTGCAGCCTGGTCAACTGAGCTTAGTCCCTGGCCAGCGATACCAGCATTTGTCAATGCCTGCTCACCGCTTTGGTACATCGCGTTAAAGGGAGAAAACTGCTGCTGCGGCAGTGATGCTGCTACGCCCTGCGCTTGCTGATAGTTCTCTAAATACGCCTTCTTGATGTCTGGATCAACGCTAGTCGTACTCGTTTGTGTTCCGCCGCCTTTGCTCATAATATGCTCCTTATGCTTGCAGCAAGCCGGATAGCTTGCCTTTCGAAATCTTGCCGCTGTTTATTGCGTTCATTAGTTCAATGCCGTACTTTTGTGTAGCCTTGCGGTTCATCACAAACTCGCCATCTTGCATAGACGCAAACCCGTTATCTGGCCCCATAGGATTGGGACCTACCATCCTTGACTTGTCAATCATCCCGCCCATAAAGTTAGGCGGTGCTGGCGTAACAAACCTCTGCGGATCAAACCCGCCAATATTTGTACCCGCCTCAAAGTCAGCGTAAAGGTTCTTAGGCGCCTGCATCTGCTGCATGATTAGCTCGTATGGGCTAACTCCACCAGGTGTCATTGTCGGGTCGTACTGTCCAAGAATCCTCGTCGGCGTGTACGGGGTTGCAATAGGCGACATACCCAAGTTTGCAAATGGCTTACCTGATGGCGGTACATACGGCGCCATTGTGAACGGCGCTGCTGTACTAGTATTTTTATTACCCGCAGCTCCAGCCACAAGACTTGCAACTGTCAGTGCATCTTTTATTGTTGACAGTGATGGGAGTGATGAAGCGACAGTTCCTGCACCAGTAGTTCCAGCCGCTGCTGCTAATTGCTCTGCCGTTAAACCACCTGTAGCGGCCATTTCAGCGCCCATAGAGCCAGGACTAAGGCCAGACGCCACACCTTGATTTATTGATGTCTCTCTAAAGATATCCGTACCATTGGGGCCGCTAGTACCAGCTTGTGCAGAGCCACCAGAATCAATGTAGTTTTGCGCACCTTGCGTGGCCATATCTACCAGAGCTGGAGTCGCACCTTGCGTTAACAGCCCACCAGCAGCGGCTAACTCTGCACCCGTCAATGTACCAGATGCAGCACCAGTAGCACCAACAGAACCTGGTGTAAATGCACCTGATGCCACCATCTCGTTAATGCTTGGCGTTACAGCTTGTGGTGCAGTCTGAGCAATGACTTCTGGAATTGTCTGAGCTACAGTTTGTGGCGCAGTCTGAGCAATGACTTCTGGAATTGTCTGAGCTACAGTTTGTGGCGCAGTCTGAGCAATGACTTCTGGAATTGTCTGAGCTACAGTTTGTGGTGCAGCAGCAATTGGGGCCAAATCAGACAGCAAACCTCCACCAGCGCCATAAGCAGCGGCTAACGCTTCTGGGGCTAATAATCCAGATGCAGCACCAGCAGCTCCAATAGAGCCTGGCGTAAATGCACCGGCTGCAATCATTTCTGGAGTAAATGCCAATGGTGCAGCAGCAGCAACTTGTCCAGCACCAAGTGCAGCAGTCTCACCTAACAGACCACCTCCAACTGCACCAGCGCCAGCGCCAGTTAAACCTAGAGCCTCAAATGCAAGTGGCCCAAGAAAATACCCTCCGGCAGCTAAAGCTAGAAGTTTTAAAAAACTGTTGTCATTTGGTTTATCAGGTGTGTAAGAGTTTGGTTGAGAATCTGCGCCTAAAAATCTAGTATCAACTGCAACATTAGAATTATTTGCTTTGTTCCAAGCATTGAGACCATTTACATAAATATTATCGATATTTGCTTTAGCGTTTGCAGCATCAATATCAGCATTCCATGCGCGATTTACTCCTCGTCCAAATTTAGCTATATGAAAATCATTAAATTTGCTATAAACATCGTACCATGTAGGAGGACTTTTTTGTAAAGCTAATTTTTCTGGTGTAAGATTTTCAAAAGCAGAAATAGCTGGAGAAATATAGACAGGTTTTTTTCTATAGATAATGTCATCTTCTATCGGATTTTGCCTCAACATATCAAAGTTCCTTGCTCAAAATGAACCACTTAGGTTCGTATCCTTCATCGCGCAGAAACGTCTTGGCCCAGCCCTGACGCCCTGCGAGAGTAACTCGCGTGCAACCTAAACTCTTGCCCCAACGCTCGATGTGTGGTCGCATCAGCTTGAGTTCATCTAGGTCGCCGCCAGCCAAGAAGTAGTGCAAGTTCTTGAGTTGCGGGTAGACAATGATCTCGGTCACAACAACAGATTTAACGCCTGGCCAGACTTGGAACCTGTTATTTCCAACCCCGTCGGCAATGTCGTCAAATGTGTGTGTACCTTCAGAGTATTCTAAAGCCGATTCCACCTGGTGGCGCAGCCTGTTTAACTCGTCCAGGTCTGTCACCGACGCCCACCGGCTGTCGCCTCAAGGCGCATAACCCCAATTCTCCAATCTGCCAAGGTATTACCCGTGACCTTCATCTCTATCTGCCGACCAGAGAAGCGGACGCTGGTAGGGTTTGCCGCCGTGTACGGCCCATAGGTTGATTCCGCGCCAGTAGGATAAAACCTTGACGTAAACGAAACCACAGCCTCGCCTAACGTCTGCTCATCAGGAATCACCTGCCTGACGTTCATTATGTTTTCACCCGTCCCCAGCTCAATGGGTCCAGATTGCGCGTATAGCACTGCCGAGTCATAAGCAAAACCGACCTCGTGCTCGTAGATGTATCCGCTGCTGTCAACCATGATGGGGTATGTATAGACTCCGGCGTCCACACCAGCTAGGCGAGACAATGTGCCTATGTTCCAATGGCCCTCTCGGTAGTTGTACGTCACATACGAATCGTTCTCATTAGAGTCGTTGCTAGGGTAAAACCACCATATTTCGCCGAATTTGCTATTGTGGACAGCGTAGATTTTTGACTTCTGAGTCAAGTTTATGTCGTTGAAAACGTAGTCTGATACGTCACAAGGCAGTGGCTTAACATACCCGTCGTACATCCAGAACCCGCTATTGGACATCCAGATGGCGGCAGTGTCGATAGCTGCCACTGACTGCGCCGAGATCAACCCGCACCCGCTACCGGCCTTCTCAAACCCGTACACGAATGGCGCTCCAATGTACTGCGCCGTGTGTACGTCTACGTCAGTAAAGAGTAAGTTCACACCCTTCACGCGCTTACCAGCAAGCAAACTTCCTACTGTGGCCAACTCGTAGTCACCCGCTAAATTGTCTATGGCGGCAGTCCACACTGTATTGTTCTCTTGGTCGCACCAGGCAACCTTTCGCGGGTTACCACCAGCGCCTAAAGCAAACATGATCCGGTCTGCGGTGACCATTACCGCCTTGCAGCTTGTCGGTGCATTGGTGATGGCCGCTGCCAGCGTAGGCGTTGTAAACCCTAGCTGCCACTCGTATAGCTTTCCATCTGCGCTTGAGCAGGCGATCAGATACTCTCCCCAGGTATCCATTGACCAGGTCGTTGCGCTCACTACGTCACCCAAGTCAGGACGCTGGACGCCATAGGCGAAGTTTCCGTAGGCAGCATACCCGTAGCCTGTATAAGACTGTGCATCAGCAATGCCAGCAGTTAAACCTGTCGGAGTAATTTCTTTGAGCGTACCTGACTCGTTCATCACATACAGCTTGGTGTGCGTACCAGCTCCAATCCAACGGTCATTGGTGTTATCACGCCAAGTAATCAGTCCCCTGCACTTCCCAGACATCGCAGTCTGACTGCTGAAACGCTTACGCCACCCGTTAATCGGGCGCAGAGTGTTCTCGTACCAGCGCACCAGGTTAGCGTCAAACCAGCGCCCAGATGACTGGTACTCAGTTCCGTTACGGTAGATGCCTGGTGGTATTTTCAAGGGTATGTACATGACGTTCTCACATTGTGTTTGACACAAATTGCATGGTCGTAATCAGCGACGCGGTAGATGGATAGTTGGACGCCGCAGCGTATGCCTGGATGCTGACTGCGGTGCTGTCAGTCTCCCACCAAAGCTCGATGTAGTCATTGGCAGCAAGTGACAGAAAGTAGTTCCATGCAATTATTGTGTGGCCATTAACTGCGCCATGCTTAGATGGTATCCCAGCAAATCCTGTAGAGCCAACAAGATTTGTCCCGTTTACCTTAATCCAGACCCTTACATCATGGTCTGCGCTGGCTGTATTCTCAAACTGCCCAGACCACTGCAAGTTGTAAATGCCGGAGTCTGTGACCGTAATACGCGAACTGCTGACCACCGTAATGCCATTGGTGTAATCAGTCGTGTTAAACGTCATCGCGTACGCGGTATTGATGGCCGCTGCCGTCTGGTCTGCCGTGCTCTGAAAGGCGCCATACGGGGCATTGATGTACCGGCTGCCCTTAACGCCAAACAATGCTCCAAGTACCGAAGTAACCTTCCTGAAGTAAACATTCAGCGCGCCATTGGACTCATTGAAATTTCGGCGCTCGTATAGCTCTGGTGGGTAACCAAGATTAGGCGGCGTCGGAGTCTCAAGTTTTTGCTGGATGGCCATAGTTTTATTGTGCCACCATTAGGATAAGAATAGGACGCGCTCATCCTTACGCCGGTTCTGTAGACCCTTCAAAGGTTTACCGCCTGCCATGCAATACTTCAAAAGCTCGTCCGCAGCGCCTTCCATATCCCCGCGTAGCACCTTCTGGCGTAACGTACTACGCTGGAGTGTTCCAAGGCCCACGTTAAAAGAGAAACTGACAAGAGCATCAAACTGACCCTGTGTAAGAACGACAGGACAGAAACGCTCCACTCCGCGCTCAAATCGCTCCAGGTCTGCTGCAAGTATTCCATCTACCTCCTCCATGCTCCACAGTCTGTCATCCTCTGGCCTTAATGGGTATCCATTGCGTTCTTCCAGCTTTAAACGCCCTTGCTCGGGGTACAGCACATGACCTACACAACAAGTCCAAAGCAGAGCCGGACAGCGATAAGGACGCTGCCTAACACCCTCATGGTGCTTAATCATGGAAATGACTTTAGCTGAGACTTTCATTTCTTTTGCGTTTGCACGCACCCTACTTTGTAGCCTAGCTCACGCCACTCTTTAGCCGCCTTCTGGCAGGCAGTCTCATACTCAAAATATCCAACGATAATTATTGAGTTCATGTTGATACCTGTAATGAGCACCAGAGTCCAGATCATTTTCCAAAGGCTCGTCCACCAAAATGAAATGCTACGATAGAAGCAAACAGTGCCTGGGTATTGCTATCCCACAGTTTCTCAGCCAGTGCAGGGAATGCCACGCCATTGTTGTAGCCATAGATAAACAAACCAACGTCTACGAAAACCAGTAGCAGGAAAAATCCCATAGTGATGAAACTGCGCGTACCAGCACGCAAGTCCTTTATCCACTGTGACGTTCCCTCTCCCAGAGACTCGTCGTGCTTATAAATAGCGTTCATCTCAGCCACCTGCGCATTGACCAGGTTCTCGTTAGCCTTCGCAGTTGTCTCTAGCTCTAACTGCTGACTATGTATCTGCTCTACACGTTCCTGCGCCTCAAAGCCTGCTTTGCGTAGCTCTAGCTCGCGCTCAATCTGCATGGCTGCCAGCGCCAGCTCGTGCTTCTTGTCGTTGCGATCTTGGAAGAAATCCAGCAGCTTGGGCAAGCCGCCCATCAGGAAAGAGATCAAAGTAGATAGGATAGTCAGCATGGTTTAGTCCTTCCCGGTCAGGGATTTGATTTTGTTGTTTACTGGGGTTTTTTCTTCAAGGATTGCAATGTGCATCCTGTTCTCTGCAATTTGATCGCGGTTACGTTGGATTTCTTTTTCCAAGTCTTGGCGTAGCTTTTCTCGTGCAAGCTCTGCCCCAGTGTTACTTGCTTGCTTGTTGTCGCTGGTAACGACCAAACTGATCTTACTGTTTAAGATGGTGACTTCATGGGCCAAATTTGATAAGGCCGACATCAAGTAAACCACGCAGGAGAATA